AATATCCAAGCCGAGCTTCCTGCTGGACTTAATGTAGCCGTCCAAGACCAAGTTTGGCTTGAAGCATTGACATTATGAGTTATAGATTCAATCCATAGCTCGTCAGTAAAGCTACTGTTGTCCACATTGACTATCTTAACAGATATTCTGTCTCCGAACTCTCTACCTAAAACTTGTTCCCAAAGAGAAGTATTCTCTCTAGGATTGCAAGTCAATTCATCAATTCTTAGAATTGGTAAAGATGTCTCTGCTATCTTCTGTTCAATTATAGACAATACATCAGAATCAGAAACATTTATCGTTGTTTTGTTAGATTCTTTTGCTCTATATCTAAGCACAGAATCAGCGTCAGCTTTGTATTGAACATTACCACCACTTCTCTGCCACTCATAAACATTAATAATTTCATTGTCATCAAAGGAAGTTGAGACATTTGTATAAGGTAAATTAGTGCCGTCATTACTAAATGTTCCTTGTACATTAACTGCTTTTGTATTAGATAGCTTATAATCTCTATTTCTAAAAGTTACCTTACCGTCTTTGGCTATAAAGAATTGTCCATTCTCAGCAGTTTCACATTCTCTAAGTCCTGTAAGAACATTAGTAGATAATGGTTGTGATATAACTTGCCTTGTTCCTGTTAAGATGTCTCGTCTATTTGTTGGAAATTGTATTGTATCTAATATCCTAGTTATTCTCTCAGATGTAAGTTCTTGTGTATCTTCATAACCTAATGAAGTAGATTGCCCAAGTTCTGAGAATCCTGCAAATCCTAATCGCCAACCAACACCGTCTAATTGAAATGATTGAAATATCTTAAATGCGTCCACACAAGTAAAGGTAACAATAGAGTCTGCACCTTCAGATATAAACTTAACAGGAACAGATTGTAGGAAACCTTCAAAGATTCTGTAAGTAGTTGAGTCATAAGTAGCAGACATTCTTACTCTTTTAAGTGGTTGTATCTTAGTTCTAGCGTTTGCAGAATCATAATAAGGACTTGATGTATTATTAGGATTAAATCTATTGTCTGCATTTGATACTGAGAAACTCATTGTACCTGCAACGAAGTCTCCTAATTCATTTGCCCTACCACGCCTAGTTGTAAAAGCTCTTAAATAAGTAGTTATGTCTGTAAAAGTTTGTGTTTCATCAAATGGCTCTGAATCAAACCCTACTTCTAAAGTTAAAGATACATTGGAATCAAAGTTTGCACTCATTACAACGCCACATTAATACCTTTACGCTGAGCTTGTTTAATTGCTTCAGCAACGGCTAATTGTACATCTTCAGAGCTACCAAGTAAGTTACCTGTATTAACAGTAATTATTGTATTACCTGCACCTGTGCCAACTCTACCACCTGTTTCTTCTGCAAATCTACCTACAAAGTCTTGTCCTACTTCGCCAAGTGTTCCAAATTTTTGAGCTTTTCTAGTCGGTACAGGTTTTTGTTCTTCTGCAATAGATTCTAAGTCATCAAGAATCTTGTTTTCTGTAGGTGGTAATGTTTTAGTTCCTATTTCTCTACCTGCAAGATTAAATAAAGCACTAAATTGATTTGTAAGTGTATCTAAATCTCCACCAATCAATCTAACTATTTCATTAATACCGTCTTTAAATTTTTCTGCTGACTTTAAATCTTCTAAAGCAGAATCTAACTCTGCCTTTGCTAAAGCCATTTCTAAAATGTTTTCTGTCGAATCAGCAGTAGCTTCAGCTAATTCTTCTTGTGCTTTGCGATATTCTTCTTGAGCTTGTTTAGTTTTTTCTTGCTGACTCTCTAATTCATCTAATGCTCTTTGATATTCTCTTTGAGCTGATACTTCTTCGCTTGTCGCACTAACGCTTTCTTCTTGTAATTCAAGAAGTCTTTGTTTTGCAACTTGTAACTCAAGATTCTGTACTTTAGTTCGTTCTTCTACATCTTGTAGTTTTTTAATTGATTCTTTTTGGCGTTCAATCGCTAACTGTTCTTCTAATGTAACCTTTTTAGATTCTTCCTTAGCTTTATTTAACTGCTCTAATGCAAAGTCTCTTTGTGATACAAGTGCTTTTTCTTTTGCTTGGGATTTGTTAATTTTATCTAATGCAGATTTTTCTTTATTAATAAGGTCTAATCTATCTTGTTCCATATCTCTAAGGTTTTGATAAGCGTCATTGAGTTTTCTTAAAGCGTCTAGTCCTGATGTTGCTCTGTCTCTTGCAAGTTTTTTCTCTGCTTCTATTTCTTCTTCTGTAATTTCCACAGATTCTTCTTTGGTCTTGTTAAGAACTCCTGTTTCTCTATCTAATTCGTGAGCATTATTAATTAAATCTCTTTGTATAGCGTCTTGATATCTTAGGGCTTCATTAAACTCTTTATAAGTTGAAATTATGCGTTCATTTTCTCCTTTTAAATCTCTTTGTGCAGTTAGTTGTTCGTTTAATGATTTATTAGTTGAAAATGATTCGTGTCCTGTTAATTTAAGGGCTTGAGTAAATCTCTCAGTAGAATCAATGGCTTCTTCATTACCTTTATCAACACCAAGAATTGAATCTAACATACCGTCTAATAATTTTATTGCACCACTTAAAGCAGGTTGTAAAGCGTCTACAACTCTAAGTCCAACTTCAGTAAATTTACTTGCAAGTATTTCTAATTGACCTTTTAATGATTCGACCTGTTTATTTGCGACTTCATCAGTAACTCCACCTGCGTTCTCTAATGCAGATTGATATTCTCGTATTTGGTCTCCTGCACCTGATAAGATTTTAACTGCGTCTGCTACACCACGATTAAGTCCTAATGTATCAAGCAATACTGCTTTTTGTTGGTCGGATAGACCTGACATTCCATTGTCTAACTCATCAATAACATCTGCTAAGTTTTTTAAGTTTCCTTCGTTATCGACAACATTGATATTAAATTTCTTAAATTCTTCTGAGTTCTTACCAACTGCTCTTGTTACATCTCGAAGTAACTGATTAAGTTTCTCTCCTGCTTCAGCACCTTTAACACCTCTATCTGCGAATGCTGAGAGAACTGCTACACCTTCTTCGATAGATTTGTTTGTAATCTTTAAAGCCGAGCCTGATTTAGTTGTTAATGCTTCTGCGAATTGTTGTACAGAAGCGTTTGCTAATGTGTTTGCTTTTACTAAGACATCAGTAACTCTTGTTAAGTTAGTTAAGTTTTGTTCTGCGTCTTTAACTGTAAGACCTAATGCAGATTGTGAGTCAGTTGCCAAGTCAGTAGCAAGTGCCATATCAAACATACCTGCTTGAGCAAACTTGGTAACTTGTGGAAGTGCTGAGATAGATTGTTCAGCGTCTAAACCTGCTGACGCTAAGAAGAAGAATGCTTCTGCTGATTCACTTGCAGATACACGAGATTCTATTGCAACTTGGCGTGAAGCCTGAGCCATACGCCTTTGTTGTTCTTCGGTTGTTTGCATAATTGCAAGAGATTGGTTGAGTTTATCTTCAAACTCAATAAATTGTCTTGTAGCTTCTGATAATGCTTTGACAAGAACTGTACCAACTGCAACTGCACCGATTTTAGCAACTGCACCAAACTTATTTAATTTACCTGATGACTCATCTGTTTTCTTACCCAAATTGTTCATTTGGGCTTTAGCTTTATTAAAACCTTCTAATACGAGCTTGATAAGGATATTTGAACTACCCATTACTTCATTCTCTTTTTCTTAGCTTCTGCTTCTGCCATAGCTCGTTGTTTGTCTCTCTCTTGTTGTTCTACATAATAAAATGTAGCCCATTGTGAATACTCTAATGATGACATTTTAGTTCGCAGTTCGCCAACTGTCATTCTTAAATCACGAGCTAATCTAAATTGAAATACTAAGTCAGGATTAGCTTTTGAAATCTTCTGCTAAAGCAGATTCAATCTCACTTCCTACTCCATTAAGAGTATTTAGTTCTGCAAATATTAAGTCGATTACAGTTGCGTCTTTTTCATACAACTCATCTATTGCTTCGTCTGTTAGTTCAGGCTCAACAACACTTGCTTTTAATAATGCTTTTTGATAATCAAAAGCGTCAGTTGTATCTCCATTGATTAATCTACCTAATTCAATTTGCATTTTTTTAGATATGCCTTTGACTTTAATTGATACATTCCATTGTGGAATATCAATAGTCTTAGTTGGCACATCAGGTAATGACTTAATGTCATCTAAGTTTAAAATCTTAGCCATACGCCTAGCTCTCCTATTCTACTTAGTGTGTACCACGAGTGATTGCACCTGAAACTTGAAGGTCAGCAGAATATCCTACTGCGTCTCCAACAGGGCTAGAAATTGCATAAGAAGTTAAAATTGCTTCTCCTTCATATTTCACATTTCCACCTGTTGTTCCTTCAGGACTATATTCAAATGATAAAGTTGCTGATTGTCCAACAACTGCACCAAATATAGCGTCAGCAGTAGAATCCCAAAGACCTGACAATGAAATTGTTGCGTCTTTAAGACCTGCTATATAAGTTTTATTATCTGCACCTAATGTTGTAGTTTCAGATACATCTGCTGTTTCAGGGAAGTCCACATTATTTACATAGCTTGAGATATCAGTTAAAGTACCACTTGAGTTATCAAGTTTAAAAACTGAATCTTTACCGTGAACAAATGCCATATTTCTTCTCCTTAATTATTTCTTCCAAAGCCAACTATAACACTAAAACTTGGATTTGTTCCACTTACTGTGTAAGCAACTCTCAAGTATCTATTTACAGTTGTACCACTTGCAACTTCCTTAACTTCTGCACCTGCTGAAGTCAAAGCAGTAAAAGTTACCAAGTCTGCATAAGTTACATTGTCTGCACTATGTTGTATTTTAGCCGTCAATGTAGGCGTTCCTGTTCCTGATACTGTTTCTGCAATTATAAAAGCACCACCACCATTAGATGTTGATGATGTGTTATCTCTAGCAGTTCCATTACCTGTTGCCGTTACAGTTGCATTTTCAAGTATGCTACCACTAAAGAATCCACTAGCTTGTAAGTCAAAGGTTACTGCAACAACATCTCCAACAGGACTTGATATTCCATAGTTGGTTGTTACACCTTTGCCAAACATACATTTATCTGTTGCGTCTACACCGTCATATCCAATGAGAGCAACTTTGTCGTTAGTTCCGACTAAACCTTGTATTGTACTATCAGCAGTTGAATCAAAGAAGCCACCAAATGAAACTGTTGCGTCCTTCTCTCCTGCGATATATGTTTTATTATCATTACCAAATGTTGTTGTTTCTCCAACATCAGCAGTTCTAGTTGGGTCAGCAGTATTCAAATAAGAACTCAAATCAGTTGAGTCAATATAAACTTTAGTTTCTTTACCGTGTATAAAAGCCATTACTTATTCCTTCTCCTACCACTACCACTATTTCTTCTTCTTCTTCGACCTGATGACCTTGAGCCACCACTTCCATATCCTTTTGGCATATTACTCCTTATAATACACTTATCTTTTTAATTTCCAAGCCATAGAGATTTCTGCTGAAACCTTTTGAGTAATCTTGCGTCTTTTTTTTCTCGTATTTTTCTCGGCTAAAAGCAAGAATGGAACTAATGGTGTTCCTCTCTCGTTGATTGATTCTACCACACCATAAGTATTCAAGTCTCGTTTAGTAGCCCATTCTTCTATTGGTCTTATTGGTGGATAATGTGGTCTAGTTCTCCAATTAGCATTACCCCAATTCTTCCTTCTCTTAGGTGGTGGTGGTTTATATCCACTTGGTAATCTTCTAAATTGACCGTGAACAAATTTAGAATGTGGTGCAGTAGCTTCTATTTGTATCTTCTTAGGTAATCTACCAACCATAGCGATTTGTTTATAGTCAATAGAGTTTGCCAAAGCACCTGTATCTTTTGGTGCAACCTTCTTAGCTTCTTGTGTTATTACTTCTGCGTGTTCATTCATAAGATGACGCAAAGGAATTAAAGTAAAACCTGCATTGGTAAGTTTTCTTTTTATCTGAGTCATTCCTTCAAATTGGAAGTTTCTATTCGTTGCCATAAAGACATATTAACAAAAAAAACCCACCTACCGAAGTAGGTGGGTTAGTTTATGTTATTTAATTATTCTTCCAAGTATCTGCACAATGTTGTGAGCAATGAAAACTTGTTCCTTCCCACTTGTTGTTAGTTCTAGCCATTCTTCTTTTAACATAGATTCCTACTGATTCATTGTGGCAAACTGCAAGTTCTGACATTTTAAAAGAAACTTTTGCTTCTCTTTTGTCACAATCACAGTTGCTACCTAGCCACAACATATCGCAATCTTCATAATGTCTATCTCCACAAGAATCTTTTACGATTTTAAGTGATTTTAAGTTTTTTGTCTTTGTCATTTTGACTCCTTTATTTGTTTCATTCATACTTAATTACACCATAATCTACGATTATATGCAAGTATTTAACAAGAAATTAAGCTAAAAATAGTCAATGTTTATAGGCTTTTTAAAAAAAATTTAAAAAAATTATAGAATTGTGCCACTTAAAGTGAGCTTTTTATACCCTTTAAGTAGTGTTTGAACATCAGGGTCAATCTTTGCAAATAGCTCGTGAACTCCTGTATTAACATCTCCATAAGTATTGAATGGAGTATCTTTTCTTTTAAAATAGCGAAGTGCTTGTATCAATGTTGCAGTTGTAATAGCTTCAGGCACAAAGCTGAAACCCCACTTCGCAGTTATCTGAACATTGTTTTTAATGGTTGGGTCTAATCTCTCTGAGCTTCTTGTATCAAGAATTGTAATTTTATTGTATGGCTCATAGTAACTTTGCCCACCTGTTTCTTTTATAAGTCTTGGATTACTAGGCTCAACAATAAAATCTGTGTTAATGGTTAAAGTTTTTTCATAAGTTCCGTCATCATTGTCATCTAATTTAACAATGAGACCTGTTGTTGTAGATATGTCAGGTGTATCTAGATATAAACTATTGTTTGGAGTAAATACTTTGGCAACTACTTCTTCATCTTGATAGAATCTTCTGCCACATATTTTATCTATTAATCTACACGCTGAGTCAATGGCAGTATCAATATTGTCGTCTTGTGCCGTTCCTGATAAACCAATGTAAGCCTTAAATGTTGTTTTATCAACATACTGAGTATGTGCCACTTAAGACCTACTTTGCTTTATTTTCTTTTGGTTGTTTTGCTTTTGATTCTACGAACTTGAGAGCTTTGTATTCTGATTCAGGCATTTCCCAACCTGCTCTTGCAACAAGTTTTCCTTTACGCCAACCTTTAGGCATACCTTCAGCAGACTCTTTACAAAGTCCTTCTTCATTCATATAAATATCTTTTTTAATTTTCATTTTATCCTTTTTGCTAGATGTCCCACTCTCATAAGACGAATGGGACATCAAAGCCATAATCTAATTTCTTAGAAGTTTGTGATTGTACAGAAAGCAGTTGCACGATAGATTGGGAAACCTAATCTAACGGTTGCTTTCATAACCATAATATCTTTTACGAAGTTTTCATCGTGGGAATCAGACATAGCAACTTCCATACCTTGTCTTGCGACAATATGACAGGCTTGTCCACCACCGAAAACACCTACGATACAAGTTCCTGCTGGTCTAGTTGTATCTAAGACTACAGGTAATCCCCATAGTGTTTGACCAACTGCACCACCGAATTGTCCTGCACCAACAAATAGAGGGTTTAAGCTACCACTTGTTGTAACTGCATTAACTTCGGTAACAACTTGATACCAATCAGAAGGGTGCATAATGATTGCGTCAGGACTTAAGAAGCTATCTTTTTGAATTTCTGTGATTGCTTCATAAACTTGACCTACTCTCTTAAGGTTTCCTGCAAATGATGAGAAATCAAAAGTGTTGATTCCTGATTTGTTCAAGATACCTGTTAAGTTAGGTGCTACACCTGACCCTGCAAGTAATTGGTCTCCAACTGTAAGATTAACCATAGTTCTTAATCTTGAGTCAAGATAACCACTTACTGCTGAAACATCTGCTAACAATTCTTCTGTTACAGGCAAGAATGAGCCAATCTTACGAATGTTCTCTGTTTGCTCTGTAAAAGCAAGTGCGTTTTCGCCAAGAGCTGAGCCTTCAGCAGTTGCACTTGAGTTGTTTGTGAATGTAGTTTCTTCAAGATACTTGTATTGGTAAGTATCTGTTGTGATTGTGTCAATTAAATCAATAACAGTTTGTGGGTTTCTTAATGCAGTAGGAACGATTAAATCGCTTCTTGTTACTGCTGGTGGATAACCTGTTTCTGTTAAAGTTGTTTTTAATTCGACTTGTGGATTCCACTTGAGTTCTGAATTAATGTTCTTTTGTCCATTATCCATAAAACTTTTGTAAGCACTAGATTCTATGAGTTGCTCTCCGAGAGTTTTTCTCCCTACTTCTTGCTTCTCATTGTGAATTGGCATTGATTTTACTTCTTTGCCTTTTTCCAATGCTTCTTCAAGTCTTGCTTCTTGAATTTCCATTGCATTTAATTCATTAACTTTTTCATTAAGTTTCTCAATTTCGATATTTCTATCTTCAATAGCTTGTTTTTTCTCTACTGAGATTTCTGAGCCACCTTCAAAGGCGTCCTTCATCTCTTTAACTGCTTCAAATTGAGTTTGTCTTAATGCGTGGAGTTCCTGTGTGAGTTCGTTTAATTTACTCAACTTTATCTCCTTCATTAATTATGCCTTGACTTCTTGCCAAGACTTCTTGTGTATTTAGCCAAAGTGCGTCAATATTATCTTTAGGTTGCTCTGCTTCTTCTTCTCCGAGTCCAAGTATTGAGTCTAAATCGTTATAGACTTCTTGGATTCGGTCTTGAATCTGCATAAGAGATTCTTGAGCAGACTTTGACAATGTTTTGCCTTTTTGTATTCGCAAAGAAGTAAGTTCTTTTGCTCTATCAATGAAGTTGTTAATTGTGATAAGCACATTATCAGCTTCATCTGTGAATCTAAGACCTGATTCAACATCTTTTACATCTTTTTCTTTTTGTTCTTTTACTGCAACTGTGTAAGTTGATTGATTTGCACCAACAAGAACAGGAGATACTTCAAATACTGTTGCTGATTTGATGTATCTTACATCTTGTGATTGTCCGTCTTTTTGGAATGTTCCTTGTTCTGCGTCATCAACTTGGAATCCAAATGACCATTGTTGCAAATCTCCCATAGCTTTTACAATCTCATAGGCTTCTTTGCCACTCTCTGATGACATTATGAACTCGCCTTTGAATGTTGCTTTGTCATCATCTTGAACAATGCGACCTTTACCAATAGGATTCTCCCACTTGTGAGACCAAACCATTGGTACTTCGCCTTCTAAACCTTTAAATGATTTTAGAGAGTTTGGTAAAACTACATCTCCGTCTGAATCTACATTATTGAATACAGAAAAAACTGCTTCAACTTTACCTTCTGCTTCGTTATCTAAAGCAAAGTCTATTGACTTAAATTCTTTGTCCATTATTCTTCTTCCTTTGCCATATCCATAGCAACTTCGTGTAATGCTTTTTCTTTATAGTTTTTTGTAATTTTAACAAGCTCTCCTTGTTCAACTAACCAAGAAATACTTTTTTGTGGAATATCTTTTTTGCCAACAACTTCTCCTTTATCAAAGAACTTATCTTTAACTGTAATTCCGTTTACTACTTCGTACATTATGTAATTATCTCCACGCTAAATTCTACGCCTAAGTAATCAATACTATTTACAGTATAAACACCATAATTAGACGCTTCAACAACTCTAACTGAACTTACTGTACCACCTAAAGTTGTATCGCCTTCAATAGCTGATTTTACACTATTTGCACCACTTGTGTCGAGGTATGCGTCTAAAGAATCTTGTGATAGTTCTGCGTCCACTCTTGAAACATACATATAGATTGGAATGTTGTAAATGTCTGAGCCACGAGACATTGTTGAATCATATTC